CAGTCTTCCAACGTTATTTCGTTGCACTCGTTTACATACAAAATATCTCTTTTACGCCCTCTTAATTTTTGGGGTTGGTCGGTGCTGATAAACTCAATCAGGTTTCCAAATAGGTTATAGGTAGCGTTGCTTTTGTTGTGGTGTTCTTCGTAGTAGTTTCCCCCCTCGGTTAGTATCTGCATGAAGTCACGCATAACCGATGACCGTAAAGCGGGGAAGGTTTTACGTACTATCGTGATAACAATACCCGCACCCTTATTCCTAAAGCAAAGCTGAATTAATACCTGACAAATGGAGTAGGTCTTTCCGCTACGACTTCCCCCTTGGTGTACTTGAATCTTCGCTTTAGACTTCTTAGCTTGGTAGTATGTGGTAGGCTGCATCATTTAACTAACTCAATGAAATCTTCTACACAAGTGACACCAATCCACTTACCATCCTTTTGATACTTCTTTGCCTTTGGGTAATACGTCACCCCGTTGACTTTAAAAACTCCCGTAGTTGGTTCGTAGAACTCAACCCCACTTTCGTTAAATAACTTGCGAAGTTTCTTTCTCTTTTTAGAGTCCTTACGTTTCTTAGTTTTCGTCATCGAACCACTTGAACGGCTTCGGTTCGTTTATCTCGATTTGTTGCTTCTCTACATACCCCCTCCCCTTTCCTTTATTCTTCAAATAGAATTGACTTGCTTTAATCTGAATCTTTTCGTCTTTACTCATCATTAACTTATGGTGTACCTCTTCCGCCACGTCTAAGTTTTCTTCTACTATGTCGTTCAGTTGGTCTAAGTCTTTCTCTGCTCGTTCCTTTACCGCTTGTCTTGAGTAGGTGATATTGTACTTTAATTCTAACGCCCTTGCCGTCCTTGAATAGAGTGCTTTATTCTTTCTGAGTTCACTCCAAAACTCTAAATCGGAAACTTTCATTCTGTCAAGTTTTGTCAAGTTATTTAATTGGGTAATGTCGGGGTGTGTAAACTTACCCATATTATTTAAGTACTAAAAAGATACCAGTAATTACAACCAACCAAACCACTCCCATTATATTTCGCTCTTGTTTTGTTGTCATATCAGTGTGCTTGTGTTAAAACTTCAAATTCGTTTTCTTCAAGGTGTGCTTTCTTACCCGTGAAGTCTTCCCATCGCTTTACTATTACATCGCAGTACTTCGGGTCTAATTCCATTCCGTAACATTTGCGGTTTAACTTCTCACAAGCAATTAGTGTTGTTCCCGTTCCCATAAAACAATCATAAACTGAATTTGCGAAATCCATCTTTTCAATTAACCACATTGGTAAAGCAGTAGGAAATCCAGCTTTGTGAATATCTGCGTATTTATTCCCGCTATTGTTTTCTGTTTCAATTACATTTGGATATTTCCCTTGCCAGTTACAAGGAAATGAGCGACTCTTACCTTCATTCGCAAACCCAATAATATACTCCCATTTACACCCGAAAGTTCCCTTGTTAATATGTGGTGGATATTGTGTTTTATTCCAAACAATAATATCTTTCATTTGATGCTTGAAATTATGTTGGTATTCAATTATTGAAATCTTATTGCTCTCCAACATTTGGATATTAACAAAAACATAATCCGAATTTTCTAAAGCGATTTTAGTAAATTCATTAAGGAATGTGGTGTAATCATCTTGATTTTTGTTGTCTTTATCATTCTTATAAAAATGTCCTCTTATATTTTTACCCGCATTATATGGAGGACTCGTAAAAGTCACGTCTGCCTTTTCCCCATCCATAAGAATATCTACCGCTTCTTTGCTCGTAGAATCCCCACACATTACCCTATGCTCTCCAAGTATCCAAACATCGCCCAGTTTAGTTATCGGTTCTTGTGGTGCTTCGGGTACTTCGTCTTCGTCCGTTAGTCCTTTGACATCTTCCACCTCGGTATCCCAAACCGCCACACCCCATTCGGTCAGCGGTAACGTATCCCATTCGTTCGCTAAGGCATCGTAATCCCACGTTCCGTAGTGCGTGTTGTCCTTAATCATAAACTCATCGCGCTTCGCTTGTGACCATTCCGAAACGTCTAAAACGTGAAGCTCACGGTAACCTAAATCTTTGTATGCCAGTAACCGCATATTACCTGCAAGGGCGTATCCATCCGCTACCACCAAAGGTTTAACCGATTGCATTTCGGGAAAGTCAATTATGCTTTGCTTTAGACTTTCAAAGGCTTCCTTCGTTATAGAACGTGGGTTGCTTGGATCTAACTTTATGGTTTCAATCTGAACCTTTTGCGTCTTCATCTTTTTGGTTTTTAATGGCACGTAAAACTTCTTCGAGATAGTTTGCGAAGTCTTTATTAGCTACCGCTAAATCTCCTATAATATTCAACGAAGCGTTATCTTTATAGTCTACAAATATCTTGTCACGCGATACGGAAAAAAGGACGTAGTCTTGTCCTTCGTTTAGGTGTTGCCTTGCTTGGCGCATGTCTTTTGTTTTACTCATAGCCTTGAAAATTCTTCCCACGTATGACGAAAATTTGCATCGTATTCGTGAAGGGTATTAAACTTTTGATTGTGGTACACGATAGTCGAGTGGTCGCGGTTCAATTCTTTCCCCGCCGTCACAGTAGTAAACCCGTGTAGAAGTAGATGCCTCGAAACACACCTTCGCGCATCCACTAACCCCGCATTTCTGTCTTTAGATATTACTTGTTCCCAGGTGAAGCCGAGTTTCTCTACCGATTCTTTGCAGTACATTAACGCTTTTACCCTTGGGGATTTTATTTGGATAGTAGGGGTTTCCTTTTCCAGCATCCAGTCTATTATGTTATTCATCGCAACTTGATTCGTATATTTTTAAAAGTTCAATGTACATATTTTTATTGCATGATGCACACGTAGTTCGTGATTTCTTTTTATTTAATAATTCTTCGTACAATTTATAGAACGCATCGCCAACGTGTCGGGTTAGGTTCTGCGACTTCTTATACCTCGCCATTATTTCTTCTTCGAAGAACTTCCTTTGAGCCGAATCCATCATCTTAACGGGTCGGCTGAACATCTTATTTAAGCGGTCACGGCGTTCGTCACACCCGCAATCGTCCCCAAAGAAAGTCTTTACTATCTTTTCTATCCCCGTTGCTTTTGTTATGGCTGCAACCTTATCTCCTAAACCTTGATTCTTCGATTTCATCTTGTAGGTAGTTTCTTGTATCTCGGATAGCACGGTATAAAGTATTACGACTGATCCCCGTTAAATCACTCATCGCGTCCAAAGTTAATTCATCGCCGTAATAGATGGCAAAGCAATTCTTCTCGAACCATTCCACATCGTTTAACTTATCATCTATAAAGTCTAACACTTCTTCGTTGTAGTTTTTTAAATTGGTTAAGTCTTGATTTTTTAAGTGGGTTAGATGCTCTCTTATAGTCGCGTCTTGTTTCCTTTTTAAAGTAGTTTCCTTTCGGTACTTTTTAAAATATGGACTTGACGTGCTGCGATATTGGTTTATAGTGGCGCGGATTATGTAGAACTTTATCTTCTTTTTTTCTACTAAGCTATTCATCTTCTCACGGTTGCCCGTTAATAGAAGAATCATTATTTCGTGCGCTAAATCTTCGTAGTCTGGCTTTCTTCCCTTCGTGATGACTTTAGCTATCTCAAGGATAGAATCGTAGTTATCTCGTATGTACCTTTGAATCATATAGGTAAGAATGTATTTGCGGAATCTATTTCAAAGATTTCACTAACTCGGTAAAGTGTTCTATTTTTTTCAACAACTCATCGTTTGTAAACTTTGCCAATTGGTTGCTTTGGTAAACAAGTTCGTCAGCAGTTCCCTTTCCGTATTCTTCATCTAAGTGTTTGGCGAAAAGATACTGCTCACCGCTGCGAAAGCCATTGCATTTCTTACACTGGGGTTTGACATTTTGTTCATCCCATCGCGTGGCGTACTTCCCCCGTCCCATAAAATGCCCTGCGTCTATTTCGTACTTCCAACTTTTACTAACACCGCACGTATAGCAATCGACCTGACCCGTATGGTCTGCATCTTTTGACCTGATCCAAATGCTGAATATCTTATCGAGCTTTTTTACTATGGTGCTTCGCTTCATAGAAACATCCCTAAAAGAGAAAATACAATAGACATAATCGGGTAGACCCGTATTTGTGAGTTCACGAAATACTCTACCCCTATGTCAAAAAAAGAAATTACTATAACGGCTATAAAAAACGGTTCATACATATTTCGCTATTTACGAAACAAATCTTAAAATACCAAATCTATTCGTATAGTGAACTAATGTATTGAGTGATTCCGTAATCGATAAGGTAGTATTGTTTATTTTCTATTCCCCAATTTTTAGGATTGTATAAGTCGCATCTATCAATTTCAAACTCTTTTATAATATCCTTTGCAATCAAAACGGTTAAGGTTGGTATTCTATCGACTGGGTTGTATCGTTTCATACAAACAACACCTAAGAACTCCCAATATAATTCCCCTAAAGGATACGCCGTTTTATACTTACCCCATATAAAACTTTCGTTTTTAGATTGCAAAAACCCTCTGCGACTTAGTGGGAATTTTAAAACAATCTTCGGTAAGAGTATAACCAAGCGGGTTGATACCTTTATCATTCAGGAGTGTTTGGGTGTGGTATAAAATCCCAACGCCCTTTCGCATCGGTGTCGGGTTCAGGTAAAGCCAGGTCTTTAGATAACCGCTTTAAAATATCGGAATCAATATCGGGTAATGGCGGCACGTCTTTATCCCTTCGCATTTGTTTCTCTCTTATCTCAGCACGTTCACCTTCGAACTGTTGGAATATCTCGATAAGTTCGGGCAGCTTTAATCGTTCGTACATCTTGCCATATTTCCCCGCCTTTAAATTAATGCAAATTATTTTCCATTCTTCTATCTTCATAACTGGGAACTCCTTAATGAGATAGTCGATAGCTTCGATGTAATCACCTTCGTGACGGAAGGACTTGTTAAAATCAAGGTACTCTATCGCATCCTTTAGCAAAGCCATTAACGAGATATGAACCATCTTCGGTTCGTATTTAAACGCCTCCCTTACATTGCTTCCGTATTCCCACGCCTGGATCGGTGTAAGTTCAAAGCGTGTCGAGATGCGCGAGATACTTTTCTTTATCAAATCCCTTTTTTGATTTAGCTTTTTTATCTGCGTAAAGTCCTGACCATCCCTGAGCGATGGCGTTGTGGATGATGGTAATGGCTTCTTGTTCATTGTTGGATATTTTTTGTAAATTTAATAAAGATGCTTGTTCCGATATTGAAGATTTGAACCCGAAACCTTTTTCTATCTTCTTGTATTGCTTCCAAATCTGCCAGGCTTCCGCAAATAATTCCCCTTCAAATGGCATCACAATTCCCTTTTTGGTAGTATTCTGAGTAGTACTTTGGTTGTACTTTGGTATAGGTTCGACAGATTCGGTAAATGCATTTACCGTTTTTGTCAAATGGAGCATACCGTTTTCGGTAATTGCATTTACCAAAGTGAACCACTTGGTACGGTCATACCTTTTGCCGTTAAAATTCCCCGACATTATCGCCCCATCGTCTTCTAATTTACTGAGTATTCTACCAATCTTTCGCGCTGACCAAAAGGGAAACAATTGCGCGAAGGCTTTCGTGCTGTTATAAGTCCAG